ATGAATATTGTGAAGATAAAAGATGTAATACTGGGGGAAGGGATTCCCAAGATATGCGCGCCTCTGGTGGAATCCGGCTTTGATTCCCTTATACGGGAAGCCGGACGTTTTACCACGCTTCCGGTGGATGTGGCTGAGTGGAGGGCTGACTGGTATACGGGCATACTGGACCCCGGCACCCTGGACATGGTGATGCCTGTCCTGGCCCGGACCCTGGGCAGGATCCCACTGCTCTTTACCTTCCGGACCCAAGGGGAGGGCGGGAACCTTCCTGCATCCGCGGCTGATTACCGGACCCTTCTTGAACGGGCCATCTGTTCCGGCTCAGCCGACCTGGTGGACATCGAGCTGTTCTCCGATGACCATACGGTCCGGGACCTGATTAAACTGGCCCATGCAAACAACGTGGGCGTCATCCTCTCCAACCATGACTTTACCGCAACGCCCGATGAAAAGGAGCTGTTAAAGCGCCTGGAACGCATGGACTTCCTGGGCGCTGATATTGCCAAGATTGCCGTGATGCCACAATCGGCCGGCGACGTCCTGACCCTTTTGTCAGCCACGGAAAAAGCATCCCGCACCCTTTCCTGCCAGGTCATTTCCATGTCCATGAAAGGCACCGGGCTTATCAGCCGTTTAAGCGGGGAGGTCTTTGGCTCCTGCCTGACCTTTGGATCTGCGGGCGGGGCCTCGGCGCCCGGACAGATTGATGTGGGGGAACTGCGCGGGATTCTGGAAACCATCCACAGGAACCTGTAACCCGGCCCAGCCGTGTCCTCCATGAATATTTCCTATGGCGCTTCCTATATGGAAGATACGGCTGCATGGACTGCCGGGTTCACATTTTTTTCACAAAAGTGTGAAGTCCTTTAAATACAGTGTATTTTTACTGTTTGTTACCCATTATGATACCAGTTTAAATAATTTACACAATTCCAACCTTTCCTTATGTAAATAGCAATTTAGAGTCCAAGGCCAATGCTGATACAGTGTCTGGATTATCCGCAGACCTGAACAATGTAAAGGAATCCCTGAATCCACTCAAAACAAGCCTTGTGGGAGACATTAACAATAATACCGCGGGAGTTGTCAACATAGTTGCGTGGGATTCCAATACGGCCAGCACCCCCAAGTCCACAGGAAACACTGCGTACGGCAATGGATTCTGCCTTACGTACAGCCTTGGTGATCAGTGGCTATGCCAATTGGCAATGGCGGTTGGCGACCCTAACCTATATACCAGATATAGGCGTGAGGGCGTTTGGAGTGGCTGGACAACGAAATGATTATTTTACGTGTTACTAATAATGGCACACCAATATACAGTTAACGCTGTCATGCTTGAAGGTAGTGTTATATCAATTATAAACGATGTTGCTGCTATTGATCGTACCCTGACTTGTGCGGCTGTGTTACTTGTCACAGGTTGTACTAAAACAATGGGAGCCTTCGAAAAAGATTTTCCAAAAGTTATAGTTTTCTGGGTCACACCTCCAGCCGTTAGCCCTGTATATGACACGGCACCAGAGGCTAAATCCGCGTTTGTGATAACCCTTCGCCAATCAGACCATCCAGGGTATACTGTATCATTGCCATAATACCAACTACGGATATATGATGTTGTGTGTTTGTTGGTTATGATGTCAAGTTGCTGAAAGCAGAAGTCACTACCATTATTAACAACGCGCAAAAATGACCCATTAATGTCTGATACTGGAAAGGTACCAGTAGTGCCAAGCGAAGGAAACAATTGAACTATACAATTTTTAAACAGATTATCTATATTATCTGTATATCTGTTTGCTCCAAAATTGCTATTTCAATCGATAAATGGCAGCATTTCTGCTGCCATCATCACACTAAGCCTTTTTCGCATCCTTAATCCAATTCCCCCAGTCTTCACTGTTATATAAGGCTTTTCCATTCACCTTCAAAAATTTCAGTTTGTTCTGTATGGCCTCATAGGATGCTCTATCCCTTTTCTTATATGCCTCTATCCATTCAGACTTATATTTTCTTGTGATAACAGATTTAAGTGTTCCTATTACATCCTTTTCCTTCTTTCCGGATTTAACTTTACTATCAACAATAGACCTTGATATCCTGTTAAATGTATCTAAGGATTTTGCAGTGTTATCAAACATCTCTATTGCATTTATTATATCTCCTGTGCCATATATACTCCACTCGCCCTCTTCTTCTGGTTTTCCGGTTAAAATCTCTCCATATAGTTCGTCCGGTTCCAAAGCAGCCTCTGCCTCCCAGTCAATATCATCACCAGTACTAAGCTGTGTCATCCTGGACTCTATGGCGGAGCCGATTAACTTCCCAGCATATCCTTCTACCATTAATTCATCTATAGCAGATTCATAGGTATCCAAATCCATTTCCATCTTAGCCTGGGCGGCTGCATCAATCCTTGGGTCTACATGGTCTTTCGATATAAGTTCTCCCTTTATGAGGGATTTAATCTTACTGCTGATTGTATCATTGTCAATCTCGGCTGCATTAAGGTCATCCTTGATTCTCTGCTGCAACTCTATATCGTTGTTCCTATGGGCTTCTATCATCATACCTACATATAGATTAAGGTTTTGTTTACTTCCTATATCATACTTCTGTTTCAGCCATTTGTAATCACTTGTTTCGCTTCCAAACGCATTTATAGCGGTATCCGCAATCGCCCCAGCATCCCTTACTATGCTATTTACCGGAACCCCTAATGTCTTACTCGCCATCCTGGTTGTGTAAATGACGACTTCCTGCGGGGTATATTTGCTACTACCATCCTGTAATTGCTGTATTCGCTTCCATGCATATCCCAAGTCATTAAATCCTGATAAATCTGCTCTGATAGGCGAATATCCTCCAATCATTGCGGACATGGCATCCTTACCCCAGGGAATGTTATTTATGAGATTGTATGAATCTAACATATTGCTTCGAAAACTTTCCCAATACTTGTCTACAAAGTCTTTGTCTCTATCATCATCCCTCCATGCATCTACAACAGAAGCAGCAAGTGCAGTACATGCTCCGGTCAGGAGGAATACCGCCCCCGCTCTTACTGCACGCTTTTTTGCCCCTGGGACTCCCATCCTTACATCAGCAGCCGCCCTATACAGCATATCATAAGTCTTTAATGGCTCAGCCATGAAATTTGTAGCCAGTCTATCCAATGCATGTCTACTTCTCATAATCTGTGTCCGGTGAAGCACTGAGTCAACAACCTGGGTCTTATCAACAATCTCACTGAATCTCCTTCCTACTTCTTGATAAAACGCCTCTGTCCCTTCCTTCAATTCCGGGTGCATATCCATACATTCATACTCGCAGGCCCTCCACAGCCTATTCCATGCAAGCTTGTCCCCAGCCTCTGCCAATATCATTGTCTTATTAACAAACCTCTGTTTACTGCTATCAGTGTTAAACATTATATCCTTCATTTGCCTGCTGGTATCCATACGATAAAAACCCCAGTCTTTCCATTGGGCAATTGGGGCATACTTGCATATAAGTTCCCATTGTCCTTTTCTGGTCATAGTCATGGCACCTTTTGAAAGGTATTTCGGTGATATCTCCATTGCTGCCCTTACATATGCAGTAGGCTGCTGAATGGCAACCCTAAGGTTACCGGCAACTGATGCTGCTTTCATGTTTGAGAGCAGCTTATCACCTATGCTTTTTTCTGAGTTGATGGTGCCATTAATATCCTCTACCAGCTTGTCAATATATTCCTGCCCTTTCTTTCCAAATGTGCGCTCAATTTCCTGCTTTATGCTTATCCCCCCTGCATCATTACGCATATCCTTATAATTAAATACTTTGTTCAGGTCTGATAAGGGTATTACATAGGCGTTATATGTACTCATATGGTCCACTTGCCTTGAATATACGTCAAATATGTCTTCAATAATGATAGGGTTATGAGCACCCTGGGTTGTGTTTTTGGTGATTCCCATATTCTTGATTGTGGATTTCCTATCATTCATCCTCCCCTGCCTCGTCTCGATATAATTCTTATCAGTTACGATTGGGAAGTAATTTCCGGCAGTGAATTTCTGATATCCGTACATCTCCATTGTGACTTCGTTTCCCCATTCGGCACATTCATTTCCCATAAACCTTTGTAATCCATCAGCTAATGCTTTCTGCTCTGGGGTCAATGTATTGATGATTGATTCTACATCCACCTCGCTTACCCTGACAGGACTAAAATTTTTATCAATTTTTGCAGGAATAAGCTTCCCCTTCTCAAACCGGGTATTGCTTAATCTCGGGGCATGTTTGATTCCACCATTTCTGTCATATATATGCCCTTTCGCCTGGTTACGTTTATTCAGTTCATATAATGACATGATTTCTGATACCGTTAACTCAATTGTCCCTCCTGAAGTCTGAAAACTTCTTGCTTTCGCATTTTGTCCAGTCCATTCACGCAATTCCTTGTATGTGATTCTGTTTTCCTTGAGGAGTCTATCCACATTGTCCTCTGCAATTTTTAATTTCAAGGTTTTACGGTTCAATCCATCCCGGAGTGAATCATAAGTCGATTTTACATTCTCTCCCATCATCCCAAACATTGTCTGGGGATCCAGCATATTATAATTAAGTAAGTTGTCTGCTCCTCCAATGAGATGTACATACTCTTCCCGATTTTTTCTCATCTTTAAATCATTAAATATGCCCTCTGCAAGGATACTTACCTCTCCTGATTTCTTGTTGCCTTTTAGACTGTTGGATTCTATTATGGCCTTTTTCATGGACAGGACAACTTTCTTCAGGTCCTCCATGTTGTATGCGTCCAGATTATCCAGTTTATCAATCCCATCGGTTTTATTTACCAGTCCTTCTATCCGAACCGCTAAATCCGGGTCAATTTCCACGAAACTCCCATCCTCCATAATTCCACCACTGTCTATAATTTTCTTGAACGCATCCTTTGCCTTCCCCCACTCAATCGTTCTTTGTGTTGGGATTCCATTATTATTCAATTCATTTGAGGAAAAATCAATATTGTTCAGGAATTGTGCAACCGTGGTCCTCAGTATTTCCGGTACATGCTTAGAATCTGTTGGCTTTAAGAGCCAGTTCTGCATTGTCTTAGACTCTTTTATGATAACCCTTTTTGCTTCTTTGGTTATCTGGCTTTCACGTATCTTCTGTATCTGCTCACGGTTTCTGCTTTGCATGGCTGCCATCTTCTGGTTTTTTTCATTTCTGAGCGCATCCATCTTTGATTTATAGTAATCCTTCTGTTCCCTCTGCTGGGCCTCTGACAGATTCCTATATGATTTTGCCAACTCCTGTACCTTATCCAGGTTATCCTTCCGAATCGTTTTCAGTTCCTGTTCATATTTCTGCTTTATGCTGCTCTTATATTCCGACATTTTCTGCGTATACGTCCGCTTTACCCGTTGTACCTCTGCCGCCTTACGGTCTGCAAATGTCGGCTTCTCGTTCCTTACATCAAAATATGACTGTAGTATATCCTGGCCTACAATGTAAGCCATCTCGTCCATGTTGGCGTGATATGGATTATTAACTTGTGCATCGGTCTGCTCAAGTGCAGATGCAATTGTCTGTAACTGGTCTGCCGGATGGGTTATCGAATCAGGAAACAGTTCCGGGTGCTGTCCGCTTAATTCCTGATATAGGCTGTCTATGGATATACCTTCACTTCCCAGCTTCATGCGGCCAAAATTACGTTTTCGAAATTCATTATAGCCGCCAGCTGCTGCGAGGTCCGCTTTGTCCTGGTCCGAAATCTTAATCTTGGTATTCTTTATCTGATTCCTCAGGTCTTTATATTGCTGGGCCAGTTCCGTATCGACCTGCTGTGATTTCTTCAGGATGCTTTTGGCAATGTTCGTTGCCGCTTCGGTTACTTCCATCCCGTCCACCTGTTCTGCGCTTCTGATGTACTCATACAGTCTATCAAGGTTCTTATGTAGGGTTTCCTGTTTATAGGTACTGTTATAATCCTTCAACAACTTTCTTGCTACTTTTCCTACATCCTCTTGCCTCACCGCACTCTTGGATGTGAGTTCAAACTGTTTTTCCAGCAACTTTTTAGCTTCTTTTAACATCTGGTTTTCATATATCATGGCATCCAGCCGTCTTTTCGTTACGGACTCATCCACATCTTCCAACTGATATTTGAGGTTATTGCGGTCCTGTCCATCCTTGACATTTAACAGCCTATCAAATATACTATAGACAGATGGATGATTAGCTTCGCCGGGCAAGCCCCCAGTTTTGGCGGCCCCGGTCTTGAACGAAGCTTCATCCATCTTTGTTGTATGGACTTCGTGAAGGTACATTCGATTGCTTTCATCTACTTTCACAACACACAATTCGTAATAATCCCCTTTGTATTCCCCTGATTCTATGTTTATCTTTGCACCTATTACCGCCGAATCATAACCTCTTTCCTTCCAGTTTTTTGAATAGTTCAATACCTTCCCATTTTTTAATACCTCCGGTACCGACTTGAATGTCATGGATTTCAGGCGGCCCAACCCATGGGCTGAATCATCCTTGAATGAGCGGTTGTTTATAATGATATCCCCGACTACATCATTATGGACCAGGTTCCCGAAGGAATCGAAATATTCCCTTACCTGCTGGCCTAAATTCTTATCCCCTTTCATAAACTCATTTCCTTTAAGGCTGATTACTGGCTCCATATCCACTACGATACCATAATTTTCTTCAATCTTCTGGTCGGTTACCTGGTCCGGATTTTCGAGGACATACTTACTTTTTCCCTCACCCTCCAGTTCCATTCCTGATTTATACCGTCCTCCAGCCTCATCAATACCTGCCAGCCAGGTTTTTCGGCATTCTTCAAAGTACTCCAGATTTTCTTCCAAACCCTTTGCCGCTTTCCTGGTGCTTCCGGTCTGTATGAGTTCCTTAATGGCCTCTATCACGTCTGTAAAGAAATCAATTACCTTCTGAGCCAGGTTTACATCATCGTGTACCACACTATTTATGAAATCCGGATCATTCAGAAACTTCTGGGTTGCATCTGCGGCGATTTCATCCATGGCCTCTGCGCGGCTCAGTTTCTGCCCTTCCTTCTCATACGCCGCTATGTAGCTGGATACCATATCCTCAATATCCACGCCCTCAGATTCTGTTATAGCCTTTATGCATTTATCCTGATATATCTGATACGCATCTGATGCATATTCCTTAATAAAATGCGTCAGTTCATGGGATACTGAGCCGTTGAAATCGTTTGAATTTACAGATATGGTGATACGTCCTTTCTCATAGGACGCCACAGCACCTCCTGGCATTTCATCCACCAAGTTAATCTGCAATCCTGTAATCTTTCCTATGTGGCTTGCAACCTTCTTCTGCGCATCTGAGGCGTTTTCAGAGACAGTCCCCAGCCCGCCTTCCTTTGGCGCTCCCTGTACCATCCCACGCATCTCATATGTTTCCGGATCATATCCAATCTCTGAATTGCGGTCATGCGCACCGGCTTTATATGCCTGTGCAAATTGCTCCGGTGACAGGATGATTGCAGCCTCTGCCCTGCCTGGCCCTTTTGGCTCCATGTTATACCGTCCTGCATTATATGCCTGTGCGAATGCCCGGTAATAGCTTGGTAAATCAGTTTCATTGTCATACGCGGTCTTAAAAGCCTGCTGTCCTTCTTTTCCGTACACCTCTGCCCAGGCATCCAGTTCCCCTTCCGTATACTGCACCTGCGGTCCAGTGAGATCATCCATTTTATCGTGGATTTCTGTCTGCGGTTCCGACCTCGTATAAGGCTCATATTCTGCCTTTTCATGCTCAGGCTGGTATTGTTCGGCTTTGTATCCACTCCCGTCCTGCTGTTCATTCTGTGAGGTTATATCCGTTGTTTCACTGGCATTATTCTCTAATACACTCTGCTGAAGCTGCTGTAATCTGAGGTCATATTCTGCCTTGTCCCTATTCGATATATACTCCTTATTCGCCTGCCTTGCAGCGTACTCCTCTGCCAGTTCCATAAGGTTAACTGCCTCCTGGTAGTCTGACTCATTGGCATAGCTTTCTGGTGATATGTCTAATCCTTGCGCATAATCACGATAATCTACATCCAGGCTCTTTCCATAATCATTCATGGCAACATTGTTCGCGATTGCACCAGGTGCATTCATCACTCCGGCTGTAATTGCTCCCAAAGCAAAATCTTCCCATGTCTGCGGATCCTTCAAGTCCCCGGCCAAATCCAGTTCATCACCATAGATGAAATGCTTCCTCAAGGATTCTGTGAGGTCCTGTGTGGCCTCCTGGGTCCCTTCTGAGAGCATATCGGCTCCATATCCTGCCGCTCCCAGGACGGCACGTTTTACAGCTGGATTCTTTGCCAGGGCGTTGGATACTCCCTGTTTAGCTGCCTGTGCAACCCGGCTATTTCCAAGGGCTTTCTTTACCACTCCGCCTCCCAGATATCCGATTCCTCCTAAGAGCCAGTTTGTTACCATTTCATCTGCCGCAGTCAGGGCTGCATTTATCTGTGCTCCTTTTACTGGTCGGCCTTCCATGATGTCCTGTCGATATGTCTGTCCTGCCGTCTGGGCTGCCATTTCAGTGCCTGCCACTGTTAATCCTTTCCCCAGGAAACCTGCAAGTTTTCCTCCTATCCCTGCCGCATTTCCTGTTGCTCCGGCTCCCAGACTCGCGCCTGCCGTTGCATATGCCGCCATCGCAGATGGAGCCATGTTCCCGAGTGCGTTCGATGCTTTATATGCCCAGTTTTCAGGGCCGGATGCATCATTCAGCAGCATGCTTTGGTAGTATTCATGCTCTTTCGTGGTGTAATCCCTTTCTTTTCCCATAAACGCATCTGGCAATGCCTTTAATCCTTCTATCGCGCTTTTTGCCCCACCCTCGAAGGATTGAATCATATCGTTAGGAATCCTCACAACTCCAGGAAGACTTCTGTTTGCCGCGTATTCCTCTGCTGCCCCTCTATAATTTATTTCATTCTGAAGTGACTCCAGGTATAGGTCTGCCGTTTCCTTTCCCTTTTTCTCATAGAGATAATAATATCGGTTTCTTTCCTGGTCATTTAACAAAGCATTCCTTCTAAGCTTATTATTCGATGCGTCAAATCCGTTTGTGTATTTGACAACCTCATCATCCGTGAAACGCTGTTTACCAAAAAATCCCCGTGGTGCAAGCGGGTCACCATCCTCCTTCGCTTTCGCTATCATCGTATCATAATCATGCATCTGCTCAATATCATCATAAGATATCGGCTTCGCGAACGGAGGTAACGTGAAGCCATGCTTTGCCGCCTCATGGATTTCCTTCTCCCTTTTGTTGCTGGCTTCCTTCGCAGACCTCCCCATCTGTGAAAGCTGTTCACTGCTGGCCGATTCAAGCAGGTTATTGAGGCTTATATCCCTTTCCGGTTCTACCGTCTGGTCATTCCTCCACTCCGCGAATTTTTTATCCCTTGCCATCTTTCTGGCATTTTCCCTGTCTGCCCTGAAAAAATCCGTCTGTGACATGGAATGTGAATCCTGCACTGTATTGTTCACATCTGCTTCATGTTTCTTGATACGTTCCCTGGCATAATCCTCTGCCATCTGGGCTAAATGGCTTCTGTACAGTGTCTTCTCATCATTCCCATAGATGGAATATTGCCGTTTATCCGTCTTTTTGGTTTTTACCTTATCATATCCGGCAATCTGCTTTTTCCGCTTTTCAAGCATTCCTTGCACGTTTGAGGATATCTGACGCTGTGGTGCCGTATCTTCTCCGCTTATATCCTCGTATCCGGCAATTCCCCTTTCATGCAACAAAGTTTTTACCCTTGGTGATAATGCCATATACACATCCTCACTTTCTGTTCATCATGCTCATAGCGTATTTCAGTTTGTTCTCATCTGAATATTTATATCCCAGATTGGGCGTATTGTAACTTCTGGCAGCCTCAACTGCGGATGGTGACATTACATTGTTTTCCAAAAGCCCATTTTCTATAAGATATTTATATTCTTTGTTTGCTGCCGCAACACCTTTGCTACTTCGGATTATATCAAGATACTGTTCAGCTTCTGATTCGCTTAACTTACCCACACTTCCACCTGAACCAGATTTTGATTTTCCTCCGCCTGCGGCCCTCTGCTGCTGAAGCGCATACTGCAATGCATCCTGCTCCTTCTGATAATCAAACTGTGTCTGCCAGTTCTGCTGTGCCAATGCGTCCTGGGTCTTCTGATATGCGTACTCTTCTGCCCATTTCATTGCGTCCTGATTGTATGTATACTCCCCAAAATCCTGCGCATATGAACTATCATACCGGCCTGCATAATAGTTAAGGTCATTATAGTAATCGCTGACAGTATCCCGGTAACGTCCATAATCAATACTATCCTGGTTGTTGACCATACCCAGCTGGTTATACATCTCCTGTCCCTCGTTGAGGTACTGTTGATACACCCTATCGTATATATCAAGGGTCTTGTCCCCTAGCTGGCTGATATGGTTATCATATGCCTGCTGCCCTGCGGCTGTGGCATATGTGGAGCCATATCCGCCGGTCATACCCGATATGTTTCCTATGGTGTCCCGCATGGCCTTGTTGCCTTGCTGCATGTACTGCTCACGGTAGTTTTTATACAGGTCCGTGTCATACACACTGTTCTGGTCAAAATTGGGCCGGTTCAGGATGCTGTCTATGATACTGTCAATCTGGCTATTATATTTACTCTGGTAATCGCCTGGCTTATTATTTTCCAGTTCGTCCAGCCTGTCAGCATAATCATTTACCTTCTGGGACGGCCTATATTTATTGTATTGATATCCGGTAAGGTAATCTGTTGCTGGGCTGCCGGGCGAGGAACTGGATACTGGGTTTATGGTCACATTATTTCCATTCGCCACGTTGGTATTTGGTTGGGAAGCACCTGGGCTTCCCTGTCCTCCTCCCTGCATGGCCTTAAGCAGGTTCGTGTTTTGGCTGGCAGTGCCGGAATAATTGTTTATTCCATACTGCTCCGCAAGTTTTTTGCGGTTATTGTAGGAACTATCCTTTCCCTGTCCCCTCAAATAGTCTACAATGCTTCCTATTGCCATTCTATTTCCCCTCCTTCTTTTTCTGGTCCTCCGGCTTTATTTCCTTTTCTTCCTCTGTTTTCCTCTCCAGCTGTTCCTGCTCCTCCTCCTTCTGTTCGCCCGTCTTCAGTAATTCGTCCAGCATGACAAGCATCCTGGCCTGATTCACCCCCTCAACCTTTATCTTCTGTAAAATGGTACCCATTGCGTTTATGTTCTGCTCATCATACATAATCATGCTGCTATTTCCTCCAATTTCCTTATCCTATTTTCCAAATCGTCCAATTCTTTCTGCTGCTGCCGGATAGCCCCGGCATATAGGACACCATCAGTCCCGTATGGTATTGACAGGTAGTCCCCGGTATGGTCGACCAGGGGAAGGTCTATGTCCAAGTCCTCCAACAGCCTGTCAATATCCTGTGCTATGTATCCCATGGACCGTACATCAGAGTCCTTATAGGCATATGTTACAGGGCGCATTCCAAGCACCACCCTCAAGGATGTCTCATCCGGTATTTCCTGTATATCATGCTTTAATCGTACATCGGATGTTTCTGTGAGGGTTTCGCATGTCACATCACCTGATACATGCATACTTGTGCAGGATACTTCCCCCTCTATCGATGCATCCCCTCCAATCCTCATATAATTGGTATACAGCAGTCCATTTGTTGTAATCTGCCGTGAGAATGTGGTGGAATCAATATGCACTATCCCTGATGGGTCAACCGTAAACCTTCCATTGATGTCAATTGAGCCTCCTGTGATTTTCCCAGAGAACTCAGCTGTCCCGTCCGCATACAGTTTAAAATTCTTGCTGTCTATAATCAGGTAACCTGTCCTGAATGTAATCGCATCAGTTGTAGCCGATATCTCCGAACACAGTTCCCCCACGCTTACTTTCAGTGCAATCTGCCCATTCAGGACCTTTATGCTGCTCTCAACGTCCGTCTTTAGGTTCTTGAACTGGGATATGAAACCTTCCATTGTCACTTCCAGCTGGGCAATGTTTGTTTCTGTCTCCTGGTATTTTATCAGGGATTCCAGGTCAAAATTATCTTCCGGCGATATGCTGGTGAAGCAGTATTTCAGCTGCTCATTCAGCAGCCGTATATAGTTGTACACCTTCTTGATATCCTGTCCGCCTATGGCTGGCATGCTGAAATATGACATTCCAAACCTCCTATCCTTTCCTTAAGCCTTTCTATCCGCTTCTGATTGTTCTGTATGGCACCCGCATATAGCGAACCATAATTTGCGTATGGAAGCCTGAGATACCTGCCTTTCCTGTACACCAGCGGCATCCCTATATCCTCATCCTCCTGAATCCTATACAGGTCCTGTGCCTTATATCCGACTGCACGTTCCCCACTCTTATGCGTGAATACAATCGGCCTCAGTTTCCCAACGACATCCGCAGCTGTATCATCCGGTATGCTGGTTATGTCCTTTTTCAGCCGTCTATCCGATGAATACCTGACACGTCTGCAAAGCAGCCGTGTTGTGATCCACAGGCTTCCTGAACTGCATCTACCGGTTATCTGGTTGATGTATTCATTGTCGTTGTATACCTCCAGTTCCGCCGCATAGATTCCGTTGCTCGGATTCAATGTTTCCGTGGTAAGCGAATCATCTATATAGCAGTCCCCATTCGGGTATACGATGAACCTGCCATTAATATTGATGGAACTACCGATGATCTTTCCTGAAAAGTTTGCATCCCCAAGCTTATTCAGCGTCATGTTGTTGGCCTGTATCACCACCTGTCCGGTCTTCAGCCTTATGCTCTCCCCATACAGTTCCATCCGTGAAAGCATGGTTTCCACTACTTTTCCCTTGGATACCAGTAGCTTTATGCTGTCCTCTAACTGGGTAAGGCTTGTATGTACGTCCGAACCATAATCATCAAAACTTATCTGTAATTTATCTGTGTCAAAATACAGTTTCTTAACCCTATCCCCCCTTTTTCGAAGTACATCCAGGGTTTCTTTGCTTAAGTTGTCCTCCAGTTCGAGGCTGGAAAACGTGGTCTTCAGGTCCTCGCTGAATCTGTATAGCTGGGTCATCAATTTTTTTATGTCCTGGTCCCTGTCCAGGATCAGGGGTTTAAATGTTGCCATGAATCTCACTCCCATATCCTATGTATTTGCCCATGGCTATAAGGGTTGCCGGTCCCTTCCCTTCAATCCTATAACGGTACTTCGTACATCTGCGCGGTATGACCGTCAATGTAAGGGTCCTGGATGACCTGGCCGTATATGTGTTAAGCTTTTCCCATCCTTCCTGGTCGTCATATTGCAGGAAGATGTCCAATTCGGACCCCGTCGGCATCTGTACATTAAACAGCAACCTTTTAAGATGTTTGTATTCTATCGTCCCATCCAGCATATCCCCGCTTTCCAGCATCCATTCTATCAGTTCCTCCCGGTCACCGGATATGGTGTATAATGCCCCGTTATCGTCTATGCAGTACAGTTCCCCTGCCCCATATGCCATGTGTAGCAGGTGCAGGTCATCCTCCTTATCCCATATCCTTTTAACCATGTCATATACATAAAGCCCCCATTTCCCGTTCCGGTCCTTCAGTGACGCATAATACTTCCCATCATACTGCCCGGCTGCCCCTTCCACGAATCCTAATGGCTCCAGCGCCTCTGCCACGGCCTCCGGTTGTGCACCGTCATAGCTGCATATGCCATTCCGGCTGACATACATCAGGGTTTCATTTACGATGCAGGCTGTTTTCTGGCACCCCTCTGCAATCCCCCTCATAGGGGTGGATGTGGTCACCTGATAGTTGCTCGGCTTATTCCCGAATATCTTGTGTATGGTATCTTCCTTGAAAAACAGGATGTATCCAAGGTGGGACAGGCATCCCGTGAAATCCCCGTCACTCCCAACCGTCACCGAGTAGGAATCCGTGCTGATACCTTCAAATGCCTGCCAGTTACACGGGTCTCCCAGCTTGCTTGCGTATATTTCATGCGCTTCGCTGGAGCATCCCCACAGGCGGTTCTCGCTTTCGCATACATAATCCATGTCTGGTACCGTCCTGGTAATGGTAAGGCCGCTGGCCTGCGTGAAACCCGCAGATAAATCCCCTATGATGATGATGTAATCATCCGCAATCTCCTGTATTGTTGTGGATTTATTGAAACTGCTGTTTGTACACCCGTCTATCTTCACCCCATCGAACTGGCTGAACTGTTTTCCTATTCCTGTGCAGCTGATTTTAACCATGGTTGATCCGGCTGTTGTTTGTGCAAATGTGGCGGATGTCGACTGCTTCCATGTGGATTCCAGTTCCTTTTTCTCCCCATTCGAGGTGTTGTACATGAACTTATCTGGAAAGACAACCATATAGGCTCCCATCCCCACGATTATCTTGTCTGTATCGGATACGGTGGCAATCTCCTTATCCTTATAGTACATCTTCGTCCCGTCCACATAGGCCAGTCCATTTTTGTAGAATAGGCCATGAGGTTTCGATAACTCCTTCAGTATCTTCCCCCTTGGTTTCCTGGTCATGATGGCCGGGAACATGATGGATGACATGTTCCTCATGTCTGAAAACTCATTTTCATTTATGACAGTCCCTTTGTTCAGCCCCATGAAATTCCCTATTTGGCGGCTGGTTTCCTTGGGCGCAATTGTCAGATATGGTAATCTCCCCATGGCTTCCTCCTAGAATTTTGAGAACATGGCCCCTCGTTTCGGCTTATGTGTGCGCCGGAACCAGGCCGCATACGCATCATATGCACTGTTATACATGACCACATCATTGTTATAGCGTTCCGTTTCCTGGTTATGGTAGTCAATCTTGGACAGCATGTAATTGATATACGCGTCCTGGAACCGTTCCGGGATGGTCAGCTGCCTTTCCGTGTCCTGTGCATATGACAATGGCTTAAACACCATATCATATCCCTCTGCCCGGTTCACCACATCATCAACCACCTGTCCTTCAATCTCGTTCAGCCATCCCACCATGATATCCTCGTCATACTGCCTGCCTCTGAGCATTATGATTCTTTCAATCAATTCACCTACGGTCATGCCTACCTCCTATTCTGCCAATCCATAGGTTTGCAGATCTGGCATTGTTGTATCCCACTGTTTTTCCCACTCCCCGTTTCCGTTCACCCAGCAATATATCCCTGGTGTTGTTGATTTGACGTACACGTTCTTTGCCGTTTCCCCGGTCTTGGTTGCATAGTACCATTTGTGTGCTACCTCAAACCACTGTCCAGCCAACATGGCACCGTCATCCGGGTTCATGTAGTACCATCCTTCATCATCACTTCCGAACCACCCGGTTGTCATTCGTCCTGTGCCATCAAAGACAAACCACTGTGGGCCAGCTACCGTATTAATCAGTTCCCATTCATCCCTGATATATGTTCCATACCGCAGGTATTTCCAGGTTCCATCTTCCTGCTTTTCCCAGCCGGTCTTTGATTTCTCCATGCGCAACCGGCAGGCTTCATACGCGCACCAGGAAATGAACTGTTGGCACCAATATGCAGGGGTACATCCATACCATTTCCCGTACTTTGTATAATTGTTATATCCCGGGTTCCCGGTCTTACTATCCAGATTTTTATTGCTTGCTTTTTCGATGTAACCCAATTCCCCTTTGAGTACGGCTATAAATTCATCTTCTGTGCAGGTATCCATGCTGTAGATCGGCCGTCCGAATCCATTAATCTTCTTTGTGCCGCCTACATCATCAAAGGACGCTTCATATGTATGCCTGGCAACACACCCTCCGTTTCGGTCCCCTGCATTCCCAGATGTATTTCCTTCCACACTTGTGAATTTGAATGTTTCTTTTTTATAGTCTGCTTCGACCACCACGGCTCCGGCCACATGTCCTACCCTTCCCAAGGAAGAGTAATAGAAATAGACAATATCACCTCTCTTGGGTACCGTGAACCATCTTCCTTTTTTAACGAAATAGGATTTTCCTGTCGGCGTATACTGGCTGTAATCCCCACACAATAGCTTCTGTCCTCTCGCATATGCATTATCAATCATTACAATCCCTCCTGTAAGCATAAAAGGGAAAGCACCTCTGCCTCCCCTCCAGTTTTGTTGTACCTATTAGATTTTGGACCACCTCCGGCTATTTGGTAGCCACCCGCTCCTCGTCCTCGGTTCCTTTTCCTACTGCGGCTGCGTCCGTCATTCCCTCCCCGATTATGTACGCAATCAGGGTAGCACCAGCCATGATGATTCCTGCCACCTGGGTGGCCTGATTGTCACTTGCCCCACATGCCATCATGACAGGGGTCACAAACCCTACTACAGCAGCCCAAAACTTCCGGCTTGTCAGTTTCCTTGCCCAATCAATTTTTTTCATTCCATCACTCCTATTCATGTGCCTGCTGGTTGATATGCTTCTCAATCTTGTTTATTGCCTCCGTCACAGGGCCATTGCACCCCTGCTCTTTCAAACCTTTCAGGCAAGCCAGTACCCCATATGTAAGCAGACATTGTTCGGCTTTTATATGCTCAATCTCCTCATCCTGCATATTCTGTCTCAGGTACCACCGGTATACTCCGAATACAGCGGAGAATATCACTACCAGGGCCGTGATTACGCTGGCTGCCGTTATGATTGTGTTGGTACTTATATACATCCATGCTCCCTTATACCGCTGGATTCAATTCCAGCCATTTTTCTGCCATAGCCTTCCAAAGCCTTGGGACCTGTTCCAATGTCATGATATTGTCCCTGATTTTAATGCCATAATACCTTCCCATTATACCGTCCCCCCTTCCTGTGCCTCTGCCACGGCGCTTATGACAGCGCCCATGTCCCCAATCGCGCCGTCATGGACACTCAGGGTTTCATTCATTGCGGCAATCTGTTCTTTCAGAAGTTCCAGTTCCGTTTTCTGTCGGATCTCAAATGCGGCCTGTATCCTTCCATCTTCGGTCTTATCAACCGACCGAAAAGCCGGACTGCAAAGGGCCATGTCTTTGTAGGTCCCTATCTCAGCACCTTCAGTATTCTTAATACTCACCTCCGCCAGATTATCCATTGTGAGTTTGTCCCACAATGTCCCAAGTGTTGCCAGGTCCTCGACAACTATATGTATGCTATATTTATCCGACCCATCCTCCATTTGGATTTCCGTGGAATCTTTCAAAACCATAATGTTTTTATTCATGAGGTATCCCCTCCTTTCTTTCATTTTCTCTTTTTAAATAGCAAAAATATATTACTCAACAAACATCCAGTCCTCTGCCAGCATATCAGCCTGGCTTGCCAGCCATCCCATCTGTACTCCGCTCGTGCCAACAAACGCAATGGCTTTATTTCCGATGGCATCATGCATACAGTTTACAATCTCGCCCTCTGCATTTTTATAGCTGATACTGGTTGCCAGTTCAATGTGCTGATTTTTTCCATTCCATCCCTGTCTTTTAACTTTCAATCCACGTTTCATGTATTTAATAGCATCACCAAAACCAAATGTGGCAACGCCGCCCAGGATGGGTGTGTTTTCTCCATTGGCCGGAATCCAATCCTCCGATAACACATTCTGCAATGTATATTCCACCCTTTGTGTCTCACGGATATCAAGCCTCTGATTATCCTTTGTGTACATAACGACTGTTTCCTTCTCCGGATCCCAGCACCAATATCCACCCCAGGACGGCAGTTTCATTGGGATACCCTTTTTCATATTGTTCAATGCTGCTAAAAATCTCATAATTCCTCTCTTTCTGCTGTTTTTCTGACAGCTCTGTTATTATCGAAAATAGCAATTTAAACCTTAAGGCCAATAGTAGTGATTTGACAAATGTATCCAACATTGCGGCGGCGGCTAATGGAAAAGTGGAACTGAGTGGTGGCCCGATTAAAATCATTGCCCATGCAGGTGATGGTAAATGGGCATTTCAGCAACAATATGGCGACGGAAATATATTATCACTCAGTATTAATGATACTCAAATTGCTTATGATTACTATGACGGTAAAAACTGGACTCGTAAATGGACCAAGTGATTACTTTGTCCACTTTGATACCCAATTCCCACTGGTGTCACGATGGAAAAACTGCATGGCTCCATTGGCAATAGTAATGTTAAGGGCATATCCAAATTCTTGGTTAGGACCTGTTAGCCATTGAATAATGACATTTGTGTCATCGGTACCAATTCTAAAACCTGTGACTTTACCCATTTTAATCGAATTGACATAGGTGGTAAAATCTGAATCATTTACTTTGGATACCAAATTGCTATTTTGAGTGACAATCGCACTTACTATATCCGCTGCTCCTCCAGGCAGGTCCGCCGTGTTACCAATCATCTCAAGTAATGTTCTTCCATATGCTGCGTCCAGCGGGTATTTTCCCGGCTCATTGCACAGACCGTTATTGACTAACTGCCCAGTATGTAGGACAAATTTCAGACCGGCTTTTAAATTCCTGAAAAAATCCCTTATTTTCATTCCGCTGGTCAATTTGTCAAGAAATATCTGGAAACCGGTTATATCTGCTACAACTCCAGTATCATCAAATACAGGAGCCGTGAGCGCATCCAGTTGGCCTTGTACCGTGGTGCTCCCAATTCCATTCGTATCTGTTGCTGATATGGATTTTGCTGTACCGTCACACCCTGCTGCCTGTTCTGCCTGTTCTGCGCTCCTGGCCGCCGCTGTGGCACTGGCCTCCGCCTCCCCTGCCTTCTGGGTTGCTGTAGCTGCCTTCTCACTGGATATGGATGCGCTTCCTGCCGCCGCCGTGGCACTGTCTGATGCTTCCTTGGCTTTCTGGGTTGCCGTTGCTTCCTTCTCGCTTGCAGTGGCTGCACTCCCTGCCGCCGCCGTAGCACTGTCTGATGCTTCCTTGGCTTTCTGGGTTGCCGTTGCTTCCTTCTCGCTTGCAGTGGCTGCACTCCCTGCTGCTGCCGTGGCGCTGTCTGATGCTTCCTTGGCTTTCTGGGTTGCCGTTGCTTCCTTCTCGCTTGCAGTGGCTGCACTCCCTGCTGCTGCCGTGGCGCTGTCTGATGCTTCCTTGGCTTTCTGGGTTGCCGTTGCTTCCTTCTCGCTTGCAGTGGCTGCACTCCCTGCTGCTGCCGTGGCGCTGTCTGATGCTTCCTTGGCTTTCTGGGTTGCCGTTGCTTCCTTCTCGCTTGCAGTGGCTGCACTCCCTGCTGCTGCCGTGGCGCTGTCTGATGCTTCCTTGGCTTTCTGGGTTGCCGTTGCTTCCTTCTCGCTTGCAGTGGCTGCACTCCCTGCTGCTGCCGTGGCGCTGTCTGATGCTTCCTTGGCTTTCTGGGTTGCCGTTGCTTCCTTCTCGCTTGCAGTGGCTGCACTCCCTGCTGCTGCCGTGGCGCTGTCTGATGCTTCCTTGGCTTTCTGGGTTGATTCCGTTGCCTTCTGGGTTGCTATTCCTGCCTGTTCCTGTGCCTCCCGCAACGTCTCATTAGCTGTGTTGATTGCAGTTTCTGCCTGCCTCTGCCACTCAGCCTCGTTATTGACCCGCCTTTCCTCGTTGACCTTGCGCTGTTCTTCTGCTTCCTTCCTCTCGCTCTCATTGGCGTCCAGAATCTCCGTCTTCTGGGTAATGCGTTCCTCCAGCTGCTCCAGTTCACTCAGTTTCCCTGTATATGCCGGTCCATCAAAGATTGTATGGCCTACATATACCGCACCCCGGTTTGTGGCCCATTTGATGCTTCCATTCTCATCATATGCCCTTACCGCTATCCACACTGTGCCTTTCTGGGTGAGGCAGGTATCCGGTATGGTCCACGTAAGCAGTATGTACTCTTCCTGCACCTCAACATCAAGCAGGCAGGTATCCAACACGTTATTGGCATATTCCAGGTCCAGGCGGTAATTAAGGTTCGCAATATCAATACCACCCGATGTCACCCGGTCTATACGGATATGACGCACTTCCGCATTGTTATCATATGGTGTACCTATCTGCCGCTCAGAACGTGGTATGATGAGTTCCCTTCCCTTGACTGTAATCATCCTGCCTGCTCCTTCTTATCCCTGGATTAACTCAATCTGTTTTGCGCTTTCCATTGCAGCTTCTGCCACATTCATCTGGTTCAGGCTGTTTACAATCACTTCATGTACAGACCTGGGCATTTCTACATCAACGCCTCTTTCCACCAGATAGGCTTTTCCATTCACTCCCACGAACAGCGGTGCTTTATATCTGTCATTGTCCCTGAACAACCTGAACTTTACCATATCTTCTTTCTTTGATGCTGCCATGTTTACCTCCATTAGTTTTCTGTATGGTCATTATAGGTGGATGCGGTTTCAATCCTGATCATGTACTGCTGTGACAGTATTTCTGTTACCTTCATGGCTTTCCAACCCACGGTTGAACGCTGGTTTAACGGGTCGCTTGTACCTCCGCTTCCAAGTGGCTTTATGATTGTCTCAAGCCCTCCTCCCTCAATATTGGTTGTTGCATATGCATTTGCCCCAATCAGCAAGGTGGAATATACATCAATCCCTGACGCGCCGGCATTGACAAATTTCTTAGCCTCTGTGGTTTCCACGAACCTTACGCCCTCTAATGTCCCAATCTCTCCTTCATAGATTCTTTCCGGGTTTTTATATTTCACAATTTCAATGAATCTTTCATCGTTTGTGATATCGTATGAACAATCAGGATGTATGATGGCTACATAGTGACCATTGATTTTCTGGGTATTCTGCACTTTAAGCGCCCTTACAGCCATTTTGATTGCTTTTACTGTCAACTTCATATCTGCTGTGATTTCAGCCCTGGATGAGACCTGTCCCTCTGCATACAGTACATTTGTCCCTGCGTTCAGGGCTTCCCTGGATATGGTATCCAATGTCCCGCCTGCCTGGTTTCCGATGGATGTCGTGGCTTCGACAACAACATTATCAATTGCGGTCATGCTGATCTGGTCAGATAGGGATACATATCCTCCATACTGTTTCACCTCTGCCTCCAGCTTCGTTACCGTCATGGTCTGCCCTTCCGGTGTCACTCCCTCAGTTAACGGGGTAAGGGCCTTTGGCAGCTGTTCAAACCGTCTAAATTCAATCCTCTTTCCTCCGTTCTTAGGTATGTTCCTTGCCTGTCCGAATTGATCATGTACCAGCATTGGTTTTGTATACCTCAACAGGTTCTTATCATAAAAAGTTTTCATTTCCGGTGCCAGCGAGGCGGTCCCCGTGGTGTTTGCCGGTATGGATGTATCAAATAACCTCAGGTTCAACATCAGTTTCTCTTTCATTCTTTCTCCTTCCCATTATCCAATTGTTACATGCTCTCCATTCCGCGCCCTTTCTATAAGCGCGTCCATCTGCTCATACGTCATATGCTCCACATCAATCTTGGTTGTTGTGGCTGCGTTTTTTCCTACCCCATTCTCGCTTGGCCTGGCCGCCCCTGACCTGACGGTATCAGCTACCTTCTTCTTCGTGTCATTCTCTGTCCTGGCTATCAGGCCCTGGCTGATTTCATCAAAGTGCAGCGCCTTATAGGCTGCCTCAACACTGACACCGGACCCAAGCATCCTTACGAAATCGGGATTCTGGCATTCAGCATCCATGCTGAAACCTGGGAATAACTGCTTGCAGCGTTCCGCCTCCATATTCCACCGTTTTGTAAGCTGTTCCCTCCGTCTTGCATCCTCCTGTTCCCTCTGCACTGCAAGAAGCTGCTGGTTCTGTACCTGTAGGTTCAGCAGGCCCCTATACTGGTCAACGGTCATACCGGCCTTCAGTGCGGCAGCCTCATAGAAACTGTCATCGTTATCGATGGCCGCCACTATGTCCTCCACCTTCCCGGTAGTGACACCATACCTTGCCCCCAGAAGGTTAAGCAGCGGTTCGTATGCCTTAAGCTGGCCCTGAAGCTGCTGGTTTTCCGCATATCTGCGGTTCACTGCTTTCTCAATGTCCCGGCCTATTAAATCCTTGTACTCGGCCTTGATTTTCTTGAATGCTTCTTCCCTATCTTCTGGCGGTACAGGCTCCCCTATGTCCGGTCCCTCCGGTTCCGTCTCCAATTCCCCTTCCGGCTGTGTCCCCTCTTCCAACTGTGTTCCTGCCGCCTCTGCTGCTCCGGCTGTCCCATCACCTCCAGCACCACCGGACTCCCCGGCTGCACCTTCAAATAATCTCAGGTTTAATCTGATTCTCCTCATCTCATTCTCCTTTCACGGTCTTTCCCGAGAGCCATCTTTCACGGTCTTTCCCGAGAGTCAGGTTACTACCATGCAATAACCATATCAGATATCCTCCACTGAATCCAGCACCCCAACTTTTATGTAATCCGGATACTGTTCCTGTATCAGTTTCATTCCAGTTTCAACTGTTTTTATGGTTGTTTCAAGTTCCTCACGGTTCCCCGGCTTTGACAGCACCCGCACATTGATTTCTCCTGGCCCATACATCAAATTATGGATTATCACCTTCTTTTCGTCTGCCATGTCCATTAACCTCTGCACCAGGGTCTGCCCTAGCATGGATATGGCAGCACATACGATATCATGCCCTTCAGGGAGGTGGTTCGTCATTCCATAACCGGCATGTCCCTTGATGATGATTTTCACATATCCCCTATCTGACCTTATATTTACCGTTGTCATCTTTTTCCCACCTCCGTTGCTGTCGCGGCCCTCTGCCTTGCTTTCCCTGCCGCGCTGTTGTCCCTTCCGACAGGCTCACCTATGCTGTTTGTTTCCACCGTCTTCCCTCCCTGGGCATCCATCTGTGGGTTCATGTCGGCTATCCCTGTACCGTCAAGGACGGACAATATCTTCTGGTTCCCTGTCATCTCATATATCAGTCCGGCCATCTGCGCCATGGTCTCCTGCATCCTCTGGATTTGCTGGAACATGGTCCCGTTCTCCTGTACCTGCTTTATGACTTCATCCCGCTTATCAAAATCCATCATTTTTATGACCGCAAGCGCCTGATCCGCATTCTGTGGGGCGAATACCCCCATCCCATACAGTTCTTTCGCTAACTCATTGTTCGCTATCCGGCTATACATGCTCGCTTTCTGGGCTGATACCTTGACATCAAATACCGGCTTCCTGACGGATAACCCGCCGTCCATCATTGGCATCTCAGCTGGCTGTAACCCCTCATTGGTCAGGGTGACATATTCCGGGTTACCGTTGGGCCTGGTTATCCGGTAGCACCGTGGGATGTCGTAGAACTGCCTTATCAGTTCAATGATTAGTGTCACTACCTCAGAATAGGCTATATAGCTGTCCTTGAGCATGTCCCTGGACAGTTTCGAACCGGCTTCCTGTAATGCGGCAATCGCACTTGCCGCTGTCACGCCGGAGGTTGTTGAACCTTGGGAGAAATCACGGTTCCCGGATGTTTCCTTCAGTTCGTCAATCTTGGCCTGCCGGATGGCCATCACATTGCTGGACATCTCAGGAGGCTTGATCTGTTTCACGGAATCCTCCCTTAAATCCCCACTGCAATGCACCAGGTCCTTTGACAGGTCGGTAAATTCGTCCTCTTCTACCTGCGCGCTCCCGCTGATAAAATATCTTGGCCGGTTAAGATTGGCATGCTTAAGGATTACCTGGTCAAGCTTATCTATGTACTCCTGTGGGTTTATCATCACATCCAGGTATCCGAAACCGGCCGGTGAACCTTTATCGGGAAACATCCGATCAAAAACAAACGGGTATCTGCCATGTTCATATAGCCCCGCCTGATATTCCGGGCTATTTTCCGTGGCGAAAAGCACATGTCCTTCCACAAACTTGCAATAATGCAGGACCGTCCGGTTCGTCCTGATTCCGTTTACCTCCCCATATACCTTGCGTCTGTAGTACCAGTCAAATACATTCACCTTCTTAGAGGTGTCCAATTTGGACACGTAAGCATATTCCGGCTTATAGATGACTTCCCCCTGGAGTTTCCCCTTTAGTTCAGGATACTCCTCCTCCAGTATTTCATGGTCCACCATGCCGATTACGAACACATTATCTGATTCCTGTATGTCGTTAATCCCCGGCTCCCAGAATATGTCCATCATGTCTATATGCCTGATTTCTATGTCACCCAGTCCGTTTTCTTTTTCCTGGTTCCAGAATATGCCGTATACTGCGGTCCCGGTCTTCGGCTTATCCCACGAACACTCCGAATATGTCTTATCGAAGCCGTTCTGCTCCATGATGACCGGGACCACTTCCGAAAGCGTCTTTGCGGTCTGTTCATCACTTTCCTCCCTCGGAAGGATTACTGGGCTTGGGTAGTTGTCCTGGAAGTCCGCGTGCTTGTTGATTATGCTGTTGAACAGCCATGCACTGGTGGGCTGTGGGTCATTTGGGTTTCCTGACTTACTGGAAAATCTTTCCCAATGGTTATTCTTCCACCATTCCTCTGCATTTATGATCCGCTTTGTAAGGTCATCCTTGGCCTCCTTATACTTCTGGAAGGTCTGTAATGCATCATCAATTGTCTTTTCGTTGACTGGCATCTGCACGCCGCCCTGCGTGGTGTTATCGTTCTCCATATATCCTCCTTATATCCTGATTATCCGGTTCCTCCGTTCACGCTCCTCCTTGTATAGGTCAAGCGGGTCTTCAAGTGGCAGCGGCTTCTCCTTGTTCTTACGTACTGCAATGATCCTTGACATCAGCACATACCTACATTCGTCATATATGTGGTCTTCCTGTTTCGTATCGACATCCTCCACATTCTTGTCATCGTATACAAGATTCGGGATTGTACGGATGAACTCAGGGCAGCTCCTGAATACGTAGAACATGGATCGCCCATGTTCATCGAATGCCATCCGGTAATGATACTGCATCTTCCCGGCAATCCTATGGTTATCCCCAGGTGACCAGTACACCCCCACCTTTGCCATGATGTCTGCTATTGACTCACCCCTGTCCTTTGCGAAGATGGATGGGTCCGCAATCCCGGTAATCCTGCGGCCTTTCAGGTTCGGGTCTGTTTCCTCAATTGCGCGGATCTGCTTTGCCACCGCTTCAGGCTCTATCTTGATTCCGACATTGGGGCTGTCCTTCTTCATCCCGTATAACTCACGTATCCGGTATATGCATCCGACATAGTCCACGGCATACCATCCGATTGAGAACGGCTTGGCATACCCATGGTCATAACCGCGTATGATTTCCCACCCGTCCGGTACCCTGAATGGGTTTATCACATGGCTCCACTGCTGTGTGTCATATCCATCCGGGTCATTCTTCCACTCCTCAAACACCTGCCCGCTGAATGAATCCCAATCCCCATACAGCAGGGCATTACGCTGGGCTTCCGGCATCATGGCAAGGGAGGCTAGGTAGTGTGGGTTATTCCGCATCAGGTCCGGGTTGTCAAACAGGCTGCTCGGAATAAATATGCGGTCACTTTCTGTCTCGATTATATTTCCTGCCGGATCCCTTATTGGTGTTTTCTCCATTATTGGTGTCTCTGGTTTCATCGCTGTGATAAACCTGGCTTTCACCCATCCATGTCCCGGTCCCCCTGGGTTTGCTGTGGCGCGTATATATGCCCTTAACCCCGGTCCGCTTGACCTGGTCCGCGAGAAAAGATAATTGTATTCATCCCATGAAAAATGTGTCAGTTCATCAAATCCGACAAAATCAAAATGTCGGCCTTGGTATTTGATTTTGTCCTGCTCATGCTGCATATTCCTGAAATATATCTTAGCCCCACTGGGAAATGTCCACACATATTTACTTTCGTTGTATTTAGCGCGCGGAAATGCACCCCCATACAACTCTTTGGACCGGCTTATCAAATCCTCTAATTCTGGAAATGTCTTACGGAGTATGACCGCTCTGTAATATTTTATATGGACCTGTCTCAGTGCCTCCACCAACAGGTAGTCCGACTTCCCCCCTCCGGCAGAACCTCCGAACAGGGCTTCAAATTCTGGCCTATGCATCATGGCCTGCTGTCTTGGTGATGGCGCCCATATGACATTATGCGTTTTTAGGAACTCCTTTGCGTCAAATTTATCGCTGCCCTTACCTTTCTTCTTCAATCCTCTTCTGTGCCTCCTCCATTATTTTTTTGATATCCTTGGCCTGTTCCGTGTCCATCACAATCAGGCCAGCGCCGCTTTCTTCATCATCATTGACGCTCTTAATCTGCTCATATTTCTTTCTCCATTCCGGCATACGGTTTTCCAGCCAGAACTCAACAGCCCTTTCATTTCCGGCTACATGGATGGTCTCATCCACATACTCAATCACTTCATCCTCCGATATCTTCTTTCCGTCCTTATACTTCACATGTCTTGTCTTGATGGGCTTCTTGTTGGTCACTGTATATCCAAGACCGATTTTATACAGACTGTTTTCCATCAGGCGGTCTGCATAGTCTTTCTTAACGGACAGTGCCTCGCTTATCTTTTCGTGTTTCTTTTTCCACTCCCCAAGGGTGGAGCGGCTTATACCGACCATCTTGGCTATTTCTTCATCTGTTTTCCCTGCGCGGGCCCAGGCTGCCAATATGGTCAGTCTATCCTCATTCTCTGCCCACTCCTGCCATTTCTGCCTCGCCATGTCCGCACCTCCTTGGATCACATTATACATGTTCTGCTTTTTCGAATCCAACACCCCAGATTGTCCGGTTTTGTCCGCTTCCAGACGCGAAAAAAAGATGCTGGTTGCGTCTGTCCTTACCTATTTCCGCGCGTGCGCGCATGCATGTGTGCGTGCACGCGCCTTCTGGTGTCCGATGTGTCCGGTTTCAGTCTTCTTTCCTGCCACTCAGGTAAATTGCCTTGTAATATGGGCAGGTATCGTACATATCAGCGCAGAATAGTTCCTTATAGTTCTTCTTCTCCTCATGGTTATTAAAAACAAGCTGGTTCCTTACTTCGAATCCCAGATTGTTTTCGATGTTTGCGCATGTGATTGTTGCTGACTTCTTGTTATAACGGCTTACCGTAACGCAGTACGGACATATGGCTTCTTTCTTCCTGCGCATCCTGCCCCTCCTTACCCAAGAATATAGGCACCTTATTCAAACGTCCACTCATTGGCCGTACTTTACAAGCCTCGCATAAATATAAAACGAGGCCAGTTGTTTATTGTATTTAACCTCTGCATCCAGGAATTTATATCCCTGATAAGCCTTCTCCATCTCAGCCCTTAAGACTTCGAAGTCCTTTACCATCCGGTTTACTTTGGTTCTCCTGAACTTTGAATAACTCCTGGATGGTTCAGGCGGTTTGACAAGGTTCTTGGATGCGCACCACCTCTTTGTACCATGTGGATTGTTTGACACGTAGGTAGCCAGTCCGGTAATCAGGAAATCATCATCCGGCTGGATCCGCTTCGTGTTGGGTCTGTCGCATTTCCCCCACAGATCCTCCAGTTCGTCACGGTCTATCCCTTCCCCGGTCATGAGGATGTGCACATGCGGCCTTGTATATCCATCGTATGCAAGTATGTATATGTATTTTATGTTTTCCTTTCCCTGTTTCTTCTGCCTGTAATTCACCCTTGAGATGAAGTTCTTTACATCCTTCCTAGCCTCCCCCATATCTTCAGGCAGGCACTCCTCATTCCATCCGAAGGTCGCCCATATATCCCCTTTCCCAAAGTTTATATTGGCAAGCCTCACCATGTATCTTTTTGAGTTGCGGTCATTCAGGTCCTTCTGTGATGGTTTTGTTTCCCTCCCTTTACGGGTCACCGGCATATCGCTTTTCCTGTAAAAGCTAGGGTAAACCTGTGATTCAAGCAGCACTGTACCGTTTGACAGGTTCGGGGACTGTGTCGTGGTGGTGCGGTACAGGCAATCCACCCTCTGCTCCTTTATCAGGCGTTCCAGTTCAAATTCCTCCAACCTTTCTACCTGCTCCTGATAGGTTTCCTCATAGTCGTAGTTATCGTAGTATCTCACCTTATACGTTTCTCCTTCTATTTAGTTTCCTTATGCCCCATTTGTTAATACCCATTACAAGGACGGGAAAGAAATCTCTTCCCTGGTTTTATATCGGAACAGGCGGCGGCCTCTTCCTTGACAGCCACGCCGCCTGTTTAACTAATTTACAATTATTGGATAATCTATATGGATGTATCATGCCGCCTTGTTACGGACTACCCTCAGGGTATCCGGGGTAGACTGTGCATAATATAAGGAAGTGACCTTGCTGTCTGCATGTCCCATAATCTCCTGTATGGTTCCTATATCCACGCCCTTATTCTTCAGTTCCATGCCCAGGGTCTTGCGCATCTTATGCGGGTAAGCGCGGCTGGTAATCCCGGCACGCTGCGCCACATCCTTTACAATCCCACGGATTGCACAGGTGGATAATGCCTGATACGGCTGTCTGGAACTGACAAAGATGGCTGGGTTATTGTCTGTCCTGCTGTTTAAGTACTTCCTAAAATGATGGATTGCATCCGGATCCAGGTACAAGGTGCGGTATCGGTTGCCCTTCTCCCCCAGTATCATGACATCCCCGGTCTCCCAGTCAATCAGGTCGATTGTGATACCCACCACTTCCCCAACCCTGGCCCCGGTGCTCCTTAATACTTCTATGACAGCCCGCTCCCGTAGGCTCTCACATCCATCCTTAAGGCTTGCCATCTCCTCCGGCGTGAAATAATCAATCGGTTTCTTCGCCACCTTCAGCGGCTCGATTGCCTCCACCGGATTGCTTCCAATCAGTTTTTCCTTTCGCATCCAGGTGAAAAAGGCTGACAGGAAACGGCGCTCGTTGTTGATGGTCCTGGCCTGGTTTTTCCTTCCGTTCAGGGGTACATTCCGGTTCTCGTACCAGTCCAGATAGTAATAGATATCCGATTCTTCCATGTCCGTCAGGGGTTTATACACCAGGGTCACCAGCCGTTTGATGGCGCTGACATAGCCGTATTTCGTCCCGTCCTGGAGTTTTTTCTTCTTATACAGGAATAACTGCAATATGTACCCGTTCTGGTTGTCTATGCTGTCCTTCATTTCCATTGGCAGCGTGTTAATCCGTTCTATCACTACGTCTACCAGGTTCCTTGTCAGGACACGCTCTAACATTTCCAGTACATCCGGGTTAAGGTAGTAGGTCATCGATACAATCACATTATTGATAATCTGCGCTTTTACGCTCTGATTTTCTGCGTTACTCATACAGCTTCCTCCTTTGTACTTGCTTAAGGAAGCAGTTTATGGTATACTGTCCTTAAGCGTAAGGGCGGTACGGATAACTTTGGTCGGTTGATGTACCGCCCGGTTTCTTTGTTCTCTCAATACTTATATGTCCCATTTCCATCATCCCCTTTCCTCGTTTTCTTTTAATGGGCTACCGTGGATTCGAACCACGGTCCTGCGGAGGCAACAGTAACTCCCTGTGAGTTTCAGCCCTGTTCATGCTTGTTTTTAAATCTCAGTTTTGTTTAATTGAAAATGTGACATTTACATTCAGTTCCTTATCCCCAAACGTAAAAATCAAATCGACATTATCTGTATTATTTTCTGCACAATATTCCAACAAATCTGCAACATCATGCATAAACCCTTCTGAAAAATCTTTATCCATACACACCTCATTAAATTTTAAAATTGGTGCGGGTAGGCCGGAATCGAACCGGCGCCGTACAACACCGGCACATAATCTCCGGCGCTGATGTCCTGCCAACTTGGACTACTACCCGCCTAAAATGCTAAATTACTCCATCAACGCTGCTATCGCCAAGAAATAGCTTACACACTCACGGCACATGTAGTAACTGTCGCCGTGCCGATGAATAAGATACATCTCTGGCCGTCGATATCCACATATAGAGCATTTTGCGGATTTCTTTGTAGTTTTCCTAATGGACATCTCATAATCGTTTATCTTTTCTTTCATGCTCCGGCTCCTCCCGGAAACGTTAATTAACGTTTCTTTTTGATAGAGCCAGTTAGCAGTCCCATACCATACATAAACATCCCATAAATAAGAACCCAATGTTCACTTAAAAATTCCATACAAACCTCCAAATGCTAATTATCGTGATACCATCCAAATGGACACTGACTAATAGGTTCGCATTCATCAGAGTCTTTGCAGCATGTGTAGCAGCACCCATCAGGGTTTTCATTGCAGTTTTCAAGGCATTCTTTGCACAAACAGTCATCGCATTGTTCCATAAAATCCATCTCTATATCTCCTTCATTTCTCATTTTTACTCGACTAAATCTTAATTTATCAGATATACTATTAAGGACATTTAATGCCTTAGAAATTTCTTTATCATCTGGCATAATATCAATCATCACGTACCACCATATATATTAAAAATGAATTTTCTATTGAGGAAAGTTCGCTATGGCAGAGTTCACATTCAAAAGTTTCAGGTAACTCATTAAACAAACGTACTGTCCCCATAGATTTTTGGCAATTACTACAATATAATTCATAATAACTTTGCAAAATTCCTTGCTTTTCCAATTCAGATAAAAAATCATAGATTTCAGGAATAGATAAGGAAAATTTTCTTTTCAAAACGCCAGGATAAATCCACATATTTTTTCTATAATTCTTGAAAAAATTAGTTAAGGCAATGCTATCTATATTTTTATTCATTTTGTGTTGTATCGTCATTTCTATGATTGACAATGTATTCGATAACATAATTCATTCGCTCCATTCCAATTAGCACATTACTATAGTAATATTGTATTAAACAATAAGATTTATTCATGTAATTAAAGACAAACTTAACACGGTTACTTCGTGTTTTTATTTCATTTTCCCATAACAATTCAATCCAAGGATAATCGGACATTTCTTCCATTTCAAACATAAATTGTTCTAAGGCTTCTCTGAAATCAGGTACTTTTTCTAATTCTGCCTGATTGTCATTTAATAGTGAGCGTAGTTCTCCGATAAATGGTAATATATATTCTTGATTGTTGCCGACATCCAGTTGTGCGTTTCCACCATTAGGTAATTTCATGGATTGAGCAATAAGTTTTACATTTTCATCACGTTTGCATACATTAACCATAAAGTCCTAATTTAGTCATCTAATTTCCGCCCACACATAGGGCAAAAATGAATAGGCTCCGATGTGTTTTCTGATTCATCATCTGCGTATTTTAGATAGTGATTCTTATTATGCTTTGATTGCACAATGTTAAATTCTCCCGCATACTCCCCTGTTAAATCCCTGCCCCACAAAAAATCACTTCCCGCATAGGTTCCTGTTTCTTTCAGCTCGCAGTAAGCGCACATTTCAAATTACCTCCAAATCCTAATTTTTATCCCATCCTCTATTATGGCTATCCAACTCATACACAAACCTAATGCGGCATTTTCTGCAAATAGAGAAGGAAATAAGGTTATCCCCTCCATCGCGGATAATGTTCATTTCTTCATTTCCTCCTTCCATGTTTTTATTTCCACAAATCATGCAGTTACACTCTGATTTTTTAAACTTTAGCATTTCTCCATTCCTTTCTTCGATTCTCTCGAAAAGTTGGCGGCGGCCGGAGTCGAACCGGCACCCTCTTACTTTCCACCATGGTTATGCCAGGAATCGAACCTGGGCCTGTGTACCACACACCGCCTAAATTTTAATTTTCCCATCCGAATCGCTCATGCCATTGTCGTTCTGGCGACAACGACTTAAATGCCGCCAAGCACAACTCCCTGTCTGATTTATCACGATATCTAGGCACCGGCTGAGCAAAAGGGCAGAAAACCTTATCTGATAAATCATCCTGCTGTAACTGCACACACCGGCTGCACTGAAACGCTTTCATTCTGCTTTGTACCTCCTAAATCCTAAATATTGCTTATCTCAGTTTTGATTTGTAACAATATTTATCATTAAACAACATTGTCATTGAACTACTTTTTTCATATAATATTGTAAAGAATGCCTAGGAGAATAAAATGCTTAACAATCAACATGCTAACCCGCCTTCCTATCCCAGATTCCAATCAAATGTGGTGACTGATTATGGCCCAAATCCGTTTATTATCGATATCGGCAATGCCACTGTGAATAACGACACATTTCGCACTGCCTTATGGACAGGTAACAACTTGCAGCTTACTCTGATGAGCATACCAGTTGGTGAAGAAATAGGTATAGAAGTGCATCCGGACAATGATCAATTTTTGCATATTGAATCTGGCCACGGTGTTGTCCGAATGGGTAATCAAATGGACCGTTTAAATTTTCAACAACCAGTCTTTATAGATAGCGCCATATTCATTCCGGCTGGAATCTGGCACAATATAGTAAATACTGGCGATATCCCATTAAAATTATATTCTATCTATGCACCGCCTCACCATCCCTGGGGTACCATTCACCAAACTAAAGCTATCGCAGAAGCAAATACAAATCATTATTAATTACCACCTCGTCAGTTCTACAAAAAGGGCTGACGGGGCTTTGTTTTACCATGCTACCTCCAGGAAATCCTAATTGTCCTTAAAAATCTCCTCGATTGCGTCTTTGTCCTCCTGGTCCTGTTTAGCCTCCATGTAGCATGTATCGCATAATATAGGACCGCCGTGTATATCTGTCCTTTCGCAACAATCACCGCTGCCGCACATTTCGCAAAAAAACATACTGCTCCTTCCCGATTTTCCGCCGTTAAAATGTTAATTCTCCTCTTTCACGATTTCATCATATATTTCGTTAGATACTTCTATAATTTCTTCTACGGTAAACTCTTTATCGTTCGGATATTTATTAAATCTCCTAAGGAGCCTGTCCATCCCCTCTATCATTAATCGCTGCTTATCATTCATAAATTTCCTTCTCAAACATCGATTTAAAATAGTTCATCTATCGTGAGTCCTGTTTCATATGCCTCTCCATTTTTACAAAAGTACACATTTCCATCTCCCAAGACAAAGAATCTATACCATGTTTTTCGCACCATTATAATTGCATATGCGATATCCATGGTTTGGTACATATCAAAGACATATCTCCAACTCATCCTCTGCCTCCTTCACAATAATGAATCTAGGAATTTCCACATTACAATTCCGGCAGCAATCGCCGTTACAATAAAAACAGCCGCATCTGTTTCTGCCATCTTCTTAACCTCCTAAATACGTGTTTAATCTATCATTACGCGCACAAACTTTATCCCGCCTGTATGGCTTTCATATTTCCTCTTGGTTTTACGCGCCCGGTTCCTGTGGGATATCTGTGAATATATATTGTTCGCTGTGGTCCCCATCTTACTTGCCAGATATTCCACATTGCTTTCTACAGCCACGGGTAACTCATACCGGTCTGCCGTTACTGCCATATATAGTGTCATCCTTCATCCTCCGCTAAACTGGCATTTGCAGACATCAGAATGTCCTGTAGCACAAGTATGTCATCCTCGGTGATACGACTTACAACCAGTAACAATTCTCTTAGCATATAGGTGGCCTTATCCTTTGTGGACCATTCCTGAGATTCTTCCTCCGGCTGATTCATTACATTTTCCCCAAAAACGCTCATATCTGCACTTTCTGCCGCACGCTCCGCTTTTAGGCTGGCCTGCGCCGCTACCGTCTGGGCCTCTTCTGCTTTCTTTGCCGCTTTCTCTGCCCGCTCTGCTGCTTTTTCAGCGGCTTTAATTTCCTTCCGTTCCTTAACCCGTTCGGCAATTTCCTTATGTGCAACTTTTTCATTGACTGAGGCCGCCGCTATTTCCTTCTGCTCTTCCACTGGGAGTTTGGATATTTCATAGGCGGCCGATTTTCCTATATTACCTTCCCGGAACTGTTCCTTTGCCTCCGGCACCAGGCTTGCATTGATTTTATCCATCCTGGCAACCTGCGTTTTGCTGGTTTGCAGGATATCTGCAATCACATCCCGCAACTTCCCCTTGATTTCCAATCCATCCTCGTCCCTAGCCCGTATGAGGGCCGATTTTAGCCGTGCCGCCTGCTCAGTCTCTTCGTATGGGGATAATTTGCGGTTAAAGGCATTTCCCACAATCAGGGACAGTTCAAACATAGCCGGGGACATATCCTTGTACAGATACCTGACCTTATAGTCCCTTGGCATGGACCCACACTCGATGTTATGTATGTTTGCCAGGTTTCTCCTATGTCCGCTGATAATCCTGTACTCTCCGTCTATGCGGCCTAAGACTGTAGGCTGTTGCTGTCCCACGGCAACTATGGAATCTGCCAGTTCTTCTATGTTTTCCTGACTATAGAAATTACTTTCCGATGGGACTACATCATATGGGCTTAGATATATCTCCTCATAATCTGTTTGATCTGATTCTGTGTTTAACAGTTCCATAAATGACCATCTTGCCATTTCTGCCTCCTATAGATAGCTTTCACCGTATCTCGCCCGGAAAGCTTCCCTTGCTTCATCTTCTTTCATTCCTTTTGCAATGGCCTTCTTTTCCCAGGCCAGCTGCCCCATCATCTTGGACATGGCTTCTGCCATTGGGTTACCATGGATACGGTTCAGGATGTCCCCCATGTTATGGCAATCATTGCAGCAAGGTATCTTGATTCCATCCTTTTCTGCCAGTGTCCTGTTTCCTTTTCCGTATATCAGGTGATGATTGGCTTCCGTTGGCTTTCCGCAGAACAGACAATAATCGTTGTATTCCGTGACTATTCCTTTCATTTTTCTTTCTCCCCCAAATATTCTTTAACAAATTTCCTGTAGCTTACCTCTGCCGCGCTTCTTGGGCTGTATTCCTCCAGATTCAACCCAAATAGGGTACTTTCAGCCACCTTACTGCTATATCTTATCCTGGCATCAAACATCCCATATCCCCGTTCTTCAAGCCACTCCACGCCTGCTGTGTTGACTTCATCATTTTTATACATGGTCACGAGTACTTTTGGGGCGGATATCCTACGGTTATATCTCTTGATATCCTGAATCTGTTCCTGGATGGTTTCCATCCCCTCCAATGCCCACTTGTCTATCCTGGTCGGTACTATCACATCATCGGTGACCATTAGGGCATTGATGACATTAAGCCCCAGGTCAGGAGGATTGTCTATAATCACATAATCATATGGTTCCCCGTCCTCGGCTTTTGCGCTTTTGAGGCAGTCAAACCTACGTGCTACATGGCTTCCCTGGCCTGATACCAGGCGGTATGTAGCTGTCAGTAGTGACATGTTGGCGTTAACTGTTCCCAGTCCTGGGGTATCCGTATAGATATTCATTGCCCCAATGGATTCCCCTGTCAGGAGGCGCGCTGTTTGACATCTACCCCCGCTTTCATATACCCTCATTGCGCGGCTCAGATTGCCCTGCTTATCATTGTCCACCAACAGCACACGGTATCCGTGCCTATGATGCAGGATATGCCCCATTTGTAGGGCTGTCATAGTCTTTCCTACACCGCCCTTTAAATTTATGATGCTGATAATCTTCATGGTTCCTCCCTAAAATTCATGCGGATCCTCTGGCATGGGCATTTTTCTTGCAATCGCCATTATCTCCCCATCTTCTTCATAGGCTCCGCACAATCTGACTGTGCTGAATGTTCTGGTAATTCTTTCATATTCTATTAGTTCCTGCTCACTGGTGATGATTCCAGCTTCATGTAATAATTCCACCATTCCGTACAGTTTCCACTCGGAATGCTTACACCGCTTGATACACTCATCCAGATTTTCATATGGTTTCTCTGGGTCATACGCCCTTTTGCATAGCCTCAAATATGCATCAAATAATTTACGATAATTTTCCAACATCTTTCTTCTCCGTTTCCATATACCGCTTGTACACTCCGCTCACAAGGTTCTGGCTGCATCCTAATTGTTCTGCAACCTCCTTTACCTTTTTCCCTGCTTTTCGAAGGCGTATGATTTCTGCATTACGCTTATCCCGCTTTTTTACTGTATCCTCATTCGCCCTCTGTATATTCCGTACCGCACACTTACTGTATCCTGTCTGCTGTGATATCTCCTCCACAGTCATACCACGTCTTTCCATATCAGATACCATCTTACATCTGGCCTCTCTGGCTTTCCTATCGGATTCTGCCATATGTCTTCTTACATTGCATATGTAAGCTACTTTTATGGCTACATTCCGCTTTAGCTTACCTGACACCAAATCAATGGTGTATTTATGTACCTTGTCGACCTCCATCACCCGTTTAATGATGGCCCGGCCCTTTATCCCGTCATCCCTGGGTGCCTCTTCCAGGTATATAAGCTTGTCCCCTCTCTTGAGGGATTTCCTAAATGCTTCTACTTCCTTCATTTGCACCGGATTCTTTGTTATACTTTCCATTTCAGCCTCCAAATCTTCTTGATTTTTACAGCTGCATCCTCTATACTAAAGATGCACAGGTACATTGGGGGTACCCTCCCCAGTGCTCCGGCTGGATAGCCTTATCTATTCAGCCGGTTTTTTATTGTGATACTCAGATACTGGCCGGATTAATGCTGGCTTATATCCGGCCCCCTCAATCCTCGTGTATGTCCGTCCTTTGAGTCTCTGGCAATCGCACTTTTCTCCCGGATCCAATCTTCCTTTGCAAAATTCGCAAATGTATCTGTCCTTCATTCCTATCCCCTTCCTGCCATCAGATATATGATAACCAGTGTGGCAATCACCAGAAGGAACAGATACACATTGCTCCAGCATTTCCAGTACTCTGCTTCCTTGTCTGCTTCCTTGTACATTGTCCTCCAAAATTGTGGGTCCTTCATTCTAATCCCTTCCCTTCTATTTCCTCTACCGCAGCATCTATTTCTGCAAGACTCCTTTCAACGTGTTTAGCTAACTTATTCGCAAAAATGTATGCTGTGTCACGTCTACATCCTCTTTTCAGTTCTCCCAAGTCCCACTCCCCTCTACGCATCTTTTCCACTACAAAAGGGGATGTAACTCCGATAATCTTTGCCGCAGTTTCAGTCCTTATCCTATTGGCATGCATCTACCTCCCCTCCTCAAGCTGGTTTCTTCCATGTATCTATGAAATCAACTGCCTTTAAAAACATTTCAAGGTTGTTTTTATTTCCTGGGTTGATTTCGGCAAGCAACTGAGCCATTTCCTCGGCTTCCGGCTTACAATCACTACTTAGCAACACCTCTGATTGACTCTTATTATCTGATGACATGTGATTCCCTCCTTCCTTCTTGTGTTTTCTCCCCTCCCATCCTATAATGTACTTACAGGCCCCCGCCAGGGCTGAGTACAAAAGAAAAGGAGGGATATCATATGGTTACATTGGTTTGTACGGCTTGCGGAAAAAAACATCACTTAAAATCTATTCACGATTTTTCCACTTGCCCATGCGGCGCTGCTATTACCCCAGAAATCAGTGAACTTATTTTTGATGTGGAAAATCGGATTCTGGAAATTGATGCAGAAATAAATAAGCGCTCTGCTGAAGGTGTTTGTGGCAAATTTTCTGTGAAGTACGATTAAACCGTCAACAGGATATACAGACACTCCATGGTCTCTCTCAGCCTTGTTGTATCTCTTATTCCGTATTTATCTAATACTTTGATTAAGTCTTTCAACAGGTCATCAGATGTCGTGGAGCCGTCTGTATATCTCTGTAATGATTCTGTTAATAGTTTCCTTGAATTATGAATCTTTTCCAGCATTATCTTTTGTTCTTTGGCCTCTTCTGCTCTCCTGTTCACTATTTCCTCTACAGTCTCTTTGTAACGTTTTGGTTCGATTACCATTCTTTGTTCTCCTTTCTTGGGTTATCCCTTGGTGTTAGACTCTATTCCCTCCTTTCTGGGTTGATAAATTCACGTTCCATTTTATTTTGACTTGATAAAGTCATTTTATATCTTTATTTTGGCTTTGTCAAGTCATTTATGGAAAAAAGTGTATTATTTTGACTTGACTAAGCCATTTTGTTGTTATATACTCAAATTATACTTATATTGAAAGGTAGGTGATAACAATGGAAATGCACGAAAGAATCAAAGAATTGAGAAAAAATCATCTGAATTTATCTCAAGAAGCTTTTGGCGAACGCCTTGGTGTAAGCCGTTCTGTCATTAATAACATAGAACGTAATGCTCTTGCAAGGCCAGAGCAAAAACTATCTCTCATTCGTTTAATGTGTAAGGAATTTAATGTGAGCGAAGCATGGATTTTAGATGGCATTGAACCAATGTTTATTCAGCCAAGCACTTTTAGTCTTGACCAATTTGCAAAAGAGAGAGGTATGAATGAACAGGATTTGCGGATTTTAAAATTATATTTTAGTATTGACCCCCAAAAAAGGCACGATGCTATTAATTATTTTCTTAATGGTCTATCTGACGATTCAGTTCAGAGGTTTATTCCAAAGACCGTGGCAGGGCTGGAAGCTGTTTTTTCTTCCGATGAAGATACTGAAAATAAAGTCGGATAAAAACACCCAATCCCCTAGCCTTGGTTAGAATACTATAATGATAAGATGTGTAACGCCTTGAAAGTCGAGATTATAGATTAGTGTTTTTTCCCGTCTGTAATATAGTGCATATACTTCTTTGTCAATATAATGTATGTATCTTTTTATTTTAACCATACAATCAATCCTTCCTTTGGTGGGAAGATTGGGTGCATGTACAATTATATTACTGATATAAAATGGAAGTTCCGGTAATTTTTTCCATATATTTATGAAAGGAATTTTATGAGACGCGATTATGAAGAAGATAATGTCAGAAAACCCATAATATCATATCTATTAATGATTATATTACTATTTGTTTTATTATTTCTTTTATACTCAAATGTGACTCTTAGTAAGCAAGTTTCTATTTTACATCAACAAATATCCAGCCTCACGCTGATAGATGGTGAGAATATTAATTATGCTACTCAAGAAGATATAGAAACCACAAGAAAACAAATCGGTAATTTGCAAGATGCTGTATATGATATTAGTATTAAAATCAACTCAATTGAAAGCACGTTGGACGATATGACTTCTTTTATAGGTTTGGATTCCAAACAGCAAGAAGAAAGAAACGAAATAATAAATCAAATTCGCCAACAATAATATCTTCCCATAGAATCAGATATGGGTATACTCATTATAAATAACAAAAACCGCCCCTGCGCCAACAGGAACGGTCTTAATAGATACTATTGCAGTACAGTGTCTGAATAATATCAGGTTTCCCAACCTATGCATATTATATCATCTGGCACCTGTTTCTGCAATGGGTGTTATTTTTGCGCTTATAAATGAAAGGATGTGTATATATGGCTCTTATTCAATGCCCTGAATGTGCCGGTAAGGTAAGTGATAAGGCCACTTCCTGCCCCCACTGTGGTTTTCCAATTCAGCCTCTATCTTCTACCAAGCGTGGACGACCATCCAGCAAAGCTAACGTTTCCACCTTTCGGCTCCCAAATGGTTGGGGAGCAGTAAAATACCGTGGTGGGAACCGGAGGCAACCATATGCAGCTTTTGTTAATCCCCGTCTGGTCCTCAACGAAGGAAATGGCAAGACATATTATAAATATGACTACCTTGCATCTTTTGTTGATAAGTCTGATGCTTATGCTGCTGTCATGACTTATCATAACAATCCTTTTAGCCTTAATAATGACCTAACGCTTAAGCAACTGTTTGATAAGTGGGTTGACTATTATGTAAATGACAATAACTATAGTGATAAGCAACGAAAAAAATATGAGTCTCTATTTTTGTATTGCACACCTCTTTATAATATCAAAGTACGCTTTATAACAGCTGCTCAGATAAAAGATTTAATAGCTAATGCTTACAAAATCGGTACGAAGGGACGGCAGGAAAATAAAACCGTACCCGCAACTCCAATAATCAAGAGTGAACTTAAAAGTTTATTTAACATGTTATTTGACTATGCACAGTTTTTAGGTATTGTTACCTCCAACCCTTCCCGCACCTTTGAAACAAGTTACGCCAACGATGATGCCAGGGAGGGTATACCATACACAGATGATGAGTTGGATATTTTATGGAATCATGTAGGTTCCCTATTCGTAGATATGACAATCGTCCAGTGTTATTCCGGGTGGCGTCCGGGGGAAATATTAAATTTAAAGCTTGATGCGTTAGATATTGATAATAAGACTTGGATGGGAGGTTCTAAAACAAGAAGTGGAAAAAACCGCACCATACCTATCCATTCTAAGGTATACCCTATTGTCGAGCGATATTACAAGGAAGCTATTACGACTGGACGCGATATCCTGTTTGGCCGGACTGAGAAATTCCATGGAGCATATACATATTCTAATAACTCCTTTCGGCATGCCATACTCCGTGACTTTCCGACCTACGGAATCGAAAACCATATACCTCATGATGGAAGGCACACTTTTTCCACTAAGGCCAAATTTTATAATATGAATGACTATGCCCGGAAAAAAATAATGGGCCATGCCGTCACCGACCTTACGGACCGTGTCTATACCCATTTAGACATGGACTGGTTTCGAACCGAACTAGAAAAAATCGAATGA